TTTCATCATATTCGTCGTTTGTCAAATAGGCACTCAGTTTATTTAGTAGACGAACTCGCCTTTTTGGTGGAAGATAGTGTAGGTTAAGCCCCAGAAATCCATCTGAGTATCGCTTAATAGGAATGACTAGCGGGAATCGATCATAGTATGGCAACGTCTCTTTGAGTTTAGGATCATAGAAGAAATGGTACATTCTACCCACAATCGTTTTGTTTCGTTGTTGTTCACGATCTTTCATGAGAGCCTGACGACTTGGTTTGAGACTCTTGGTTTTTTGTACCAACCATGCTTGAGCCTTTCGAGTCCCTGGCGCCAATCCCTCTTCTTTTAGGGACGCATCAAGTCGCTGAAGTAGTGTTTGAACCATAGAAGTATTTATTAGAGTCCCAGATCATTTTCAGTGATTATTTTGAATTCCCAACCATGGTCCTTACAGAACTCGTCGGCTGCTTGCCACTTTGCTTGGTTGACTGCATATGTCTTGACTTCCTGTAGAAATTTTTGCGTCTGTCGTTTGGGGGTCCGTAGGGTGGTCTGAGCAAGGGGTTTGACCTCTAGAATATAGGTGACATTGGACCCGTCTTGCCTCTTCACTTTGACGATGAAGTCAGGAAAGTACCGATGCACACGGTGGTCAACAGGTGAGACATATTTAATGGGCAGTTCTTCTGACGCCCACCACTCCACCTGGGGGTGTAGATCCAGCTGACGCATGACGCGTTGTTCCCAAGATGATCGATAGATAATCTGGTGGGGGTTGCCTCGATACTTTTGAGGATGCTTGGGAACGAATTTACCACGATAGGTCATATAAATACTCTTAGTTGTATTTATTGGGGGTGTGTATGGCTCTTCCTTCTTTTGTTAGTAGGGGTATAAGGATGCTCATCAAGGCCGGCGTCGCTGGTGCAGCATTGCAAGTCGGAGGGGCATTATTGCTTAACAACCAACTTAGTAGGGTCACTGAAGACACGGCAGGTCAAGGTTTTGAAGGGGGAGATTTTGGGCCTCTTTCCGCGTTGAACGATACTCCATTTGATTTTACCGTTCTTAATTATCCTAGGGATCTTGTGGCAGGAAATCCACAACATGATAGATTCAGATATCACATAGAATTTGCTATTAATGTTGCAGAGAACAGTCAGTATTTCTCTACATTTTTCCCTGGAATTATTTCTGGGAATCCTTCCGCTGATTCCAGTGGGCCGAACCCGATACCGCCACCGCCACCGCCTTCTAACGAGGCTGCCCAAGTCCCCGCCACCGGCATGGGGAAGTTGGTGCGTCGTAAAGTCAAGCGCACCAGTCAAGTAATTCGATTATATATGCCCGATACTCTCAATTGGGGATTCAATCAGGAGTGGTTTGATGCATCGTCAACTAGTCAGTTGGGCACGGTAGGGAAACTTGCCTCAGTTATAGAGGCTATGCCAGCGCTCAAAACCACCCAGGCCAAAATTGAAGATTTTATAAAAAATCCATCTATAAATGCCGCAAAGTCTGCAGCTGATCTTAAAGCGGTCAGTACAGCCATCCAGGAATTGGGGGCAACGCTCTCGAACAAATTTTTGGGTACAAATCTTGATGACGATTATGTGGCAAATTACCTTGGAAAACCCTTCAATCCTAATCTAGAGATGCTGTATAGAGGTGCTCATCTAAGAAATTTTTCATTTGAATTTATATTTGCGCCACGAAATCGAAAGGATGCTATTGAAGCCCTCAGAATTATTAAAGCATTTAAATTTCATGCAGCCCCGGAACTGGATGAGAACTCACAGCAAGGCCGATATTTTATTCCACCATCAGATTTTGAGATTTCATTTTTTGATGGAAAGAATCGTATGAGATCACTGGGTTTAATAGGTCGATGTGTGTTAACCAATGTAAATGTTGATTTTGCGGCTTCGGGACAATTTTCAGCAATTAGCAACCCCACCGAGGATCACGAAGAGGGCGGGCTTCCAACACACATTCGAATGATATTGGAATTTAAAGAATTGGATATTGTAACTAAGAAAAAGGTGCTACAAGGATACTAATGGCACAGTATTTTAGTTATTTTCCACAAATTACTTATTCTTTGGATTCCTCTTATGTGGGGACGTCTGATATTGTTACCAATATTTTTCGTCGTTCTGCATTTATAGAGGCGCTTAAGACAGATGTGAAGGTATTTTATCCGTATACGATTGGTGATGGCGATACACCAGAAATCATCGCGCACAAACTATATAAGAACGTTCATTTATATTGGATAGTAACGTTGTTTAATGATATTATTGATCCTGTGATGGATTGGCCAAAACCGTATAGACAATTTGAAAGTTATGTTGCCAGCAAATATGGATCAACGAATATTGCAAAAAATACTACTAAATTGTATATTAAAACTATTAAAAAAGTTAACAGTTTTGGCATTGAGACGGAACAAGACTTTCAGATTGATTTGGCCACTTATAATTCGCTATCTTCTGTGGTGCCGCAAACATATCAATTTACTAATGGGTCTACGGTGACAATTACCACCACTCGCGCAACTGTTTCCGCATATGACTACGAATCGCAAGTTAACGAAGCTAAACGATTAATTAATTTGTTAAAAATTGAATACGTTCCCACTGTGATAAGAGAATTAGAAACATTGCGTAGATAACATATGGCATCATTAATTGATCCCGGTATAAGCCATCCCACTGATTTTCAAATTAATTCACTTTTTTTAATCAGTGATTCTGGTCGTTCAGTCGATCTTCGTCTCGTTATGGGAGAACTTAATATTTTTGAAGATATTTTTAATTCTTGTATTGTGGGAGACTTAGTTATTAGCGATTCAAACAATCTCATCAATATGTTACCTCTTACAGGATTTGAATATCTATTAATTGAATTCACTAAGCCTTCGCAAATTCAAAAATTTACAAAAGTTTTTCGTGTCTATAAAATAACAAACAGAAAACCAAAATCACATCAAAATGAGGTTTATATTATACATTTTTGTTCTGAGGAAGCCATCCTCAATGAATCGATTCGTGTATCAAAAATTTATAATAAACAGTCTATTGATGCTATTGTGAAAGACATTTCTTCGCGATATTTAAATATCAATGAAAATAAGTTTTCCATCAGTAAATCAAATAAAACCAGCGGTGTGTATAATATTTCTATTCCAAATTGGCGTCCATTTTATGCCATAAATTGGCTTTCAAAGATGGCGGTAACTAAGAAATATTCTGGTGCGTCGTATGTATTTTTTGAAAATCGTGACGGATTTCAATTCGTTTCACTAGAAGAACTCTCGCAACAACCACACATTAAGCAATTTTTAAGTTCTAGTATGCAATCAGGATTTGAAACGGATCCATCAAAGCCAGATGTTCAATTAGAAGGTGAATCGATTATGGATTATGAAATTCTTGGCACATTTGATATGTTGGAAAATATTTCGTCTGGAATGTTTTCTAGCACCCTAATTACAGTTGATCCTCTTCGACAACGTATATCGATTGTTCCTAAATCGTCCAGTGAAGTCTTTTCTAGAACTGAACATTTGAATTCTAATGCGCTTGTTTCTGATGCAGTGAATCGTAGAAAACTGCCAGTAACAAAGGAACAACAATCGTTCTATCGCATTTATCCTACCACATTGGGTCACGATAAGTTGATTTATGCTAAACGATACGCTGAAAACGAGCTTCGCGCTAATAATGTTGAACAGTGGTTGTTACAGCGTCATATGTATTTTGGCGGAATTCACACCCAGAGAATGAATATTGCCGTCGCTGGAGATGTATTATTAACTGTGGGGAAGACAGTTGATGTGAAATTGCCAGCCATACTTGCCCAAACAGCAATTCGTGAATTTGACGCACTCTATTCTGGAAAGTATTTGATCACGGCTTTACGGCATTCAATCAATGAGGGTGCTCATCTTTGTTATTTGGAACTTTCTAAAGATTCTGTTACGGATAAGTATCCTGCTGCGCTTAAGAATGATGCCGCATTAAATATTATCAAGGAATCATGAACACCGAATCAAATTACATGGGGTATGATGGGTTTGTGTGGTGGGTTGGAGTGGTGGAGGATCGTCTTGATCCGCTCAAACTGGGTCGGTGTCGTGTTCGCATTGCTGGCGCGCACACAGATGACAAGTCTTTGATTCCTACAGCTGAATTGCCTTGGGCGCATCCATTGATGCCACTCACTGATTCATCTATGTTAATGTTTAAAGAGGGCGACTATGTGATGGGCTTTTATTTAG